GACGATTAGCTACTCTCACGATTAGAGGCACAACTTTTTCAGGTTCTGCCACTAGAACTACATTGGGTAACACACTAAGAGTCCTCCTGTATTTCCATTATTACTTGAAGAAGATGAACATTCCAAGTAATATGTTCAGTCAAAGCAAAGACTCATTTATAATGGTATCTGGAGATGACGTGTGCCTGTGGCTAGACAAAAAACATCTTTCAACTTTTGAGAGAAGGATTTACGAATTCGTATCTCCCGACAAAGATGAGAAGATGCACGGTCTAGGACAATGTATAGAGAGTTATCAAATCGGCAAATGGTGGAGCTTTGATTTCTGCAGCAAGAACTCTGTGATGCTTGGCGATAAATGGATAATATCGCGAGATCAACAGAAAATGCTGTTAACATCCCAACATTACAAGTCTGCGGGATGGTGGGGTCTAGGTAGAAGGCGCTGGAGACATGCTATGTCAGACATGTTCAAGTACGAGTGCTGGGGACCGGTTAGTCATTTGCTGTCCAAGTCATACAGCGAAGATTCAATCGAAGGAGCTAGGTCCTGGTTGCACCCGTACGGCATAGACTGTCCTAATAAGATTCCTGTTGCACACGAAGCATCTTTATTTCAAGGGTGGTGCAAAGCAGCCAGACTTTCTGTTACCGAAGGTCTCCAACTAGTCATGGGTTTAGTAGATCATTCTATTATAACTCTACCCTTTGACTATTTGGAGAGACCCGTGTATATAGTCGAGCCTTCTAGAGATAAAGAAGAGCATCCAGTCTGCCTGTCCACCTGTAAGTACTGTACAAGTATATCCTACGGAACACCACCCAAAGGAAATAATTATACGATGTCAGGAAACACAGCCAACAACAGGAACAAAGGAAAGAAGCCCGCCAAACCTTCAAAAAACAAGAATTTGAAGGCATCAAAGCCAGCTCGACCCATGCCAAAATCGACTCGCAACCCGAGGATGAGGAATGTACAGAAGAAAGCACAAACCTTGTCTAATGCACATCATTCATCAGGTCAACAACACAGAGCCCACATGGACTACATGTTACCAGACAATGCTGGGAAGTATACGCAAAACTTAAGTAGACACTACAACAAGGGTGGGTTCGCTACTTTTGATTTGCCTAAAGATTTTTCACAAGCCGAGAATACAATGAACTTGGCTCGTCAGCATCCAGGATTCCCAAGCGAATTTGCTGACCACATGTCTGGTTTAACATGGCCGTCTACAGTTGTTGCCGGAGCAGGATCTATAGCGCCTGACTATTATGCAGGTACATCCTACATGGTTTTTGCATCTTGCCTATCAAGATACTGGCAAGGGTTCACTTCGGGCACAATGATCCAGACCGGTGATAGCATGTACACCACTATCAATTTTGCGACCGATTGGAGTAACTCTACAACCGGAATTGATAGGACCACGTATTCCACCAATTCGATGTTTGGTGGCAGCACAGCCGAATTATCCACCACACAAGCCGGTGGATTCTGGACCGTCAAGTATACGTTCAGTCTAGGAACTGTGCTTGCAGACAAAGGGTCCGCAGTGTATATTGGGTCGATCCCATATGGTGCATCCATGACTCCTACCAACCTGGTAGCATGTGCAGAGTATAGCAGTACCACAGATAAAGAGTGGATATTGAAGGACTTTATCGGCTCACCAGTTATAGCTAGCGCCACTGATTCAACAGGTATCGGCAAAACACTAACCAGGGAGAGAATTGTGTATTGGATCATCACTAATCCCTTGCAGACTATCGGAGACGGAACGGTAAAGCCGTCTATAGACTTTAGCTACATTGGAAACGTGACTTGGATGCCAGACTACACAAACACCATCACCCAAGGTATATCTTCTCAGGCTTCTAGAGTCAGCTATGCAAAAGAGGACAACACGAGCTTCCTCGATAGCATAATAGAAGAAGGGAAAAAGGTGTGGAATATAGGACAAAAAGCAGTCGGTTTGATATCCAATTTGGGTATACCTGCTTTGTTCAAATACCTACCCTTGCTAGGCTCTAAAGGACAGACGGCTATCAAGAACCACCATCCGTCCAATAGAGGACCCAGTGGCATAATGCCTTCAAATGCGCTCAAGCTAACAGCAAGCGAAGAGTTGCCTACTGCTGATGTTGATGAAATGAAGAGATTCATCACCAAATTTCTAGCTTACTCAGGGAGCCTTCCAGGATTAAACCTGGATGAGTACATAGCAGAGAGCAAGAAGGCGCTCTGGATGGTAGAGAACTACGATCCAACTTACGCAGTTTGTGCGTATCACTTCCCAGACTATATAGAAGATGTCTGGACGTGGGCGATAGACAATGATCTGTCTATAGGTATACCCGATGATCTAGCATTGATCATAAATCATTTTGCTACAAATATGGAATTCGAAGTAGTTTCAGAGCATAGCAAATGCGATATGACGCACGATCTGCACTTAAGGGGATACAACGCCAAGTGGGATGAGGCACACTAAGCAGACCAGAAATTTACGTATGGTCAGCAAGTGTCGACCCTAAAACACGATCTTAGAGAAAACTAATCAAACCGAGTAAGACGCGTAAGTCTGGTCTCCTCTCTATTTGAAAGTGTAGCAGACGATCCCTAACAAGAGGGTACTTATCAAATAGTTTACCAAAACTTTGGGAGTATAAACCCATAACTGCCCGGTGAGACACGGTTATAGTCTCTATATCGATGAGTGATAGCGGAAAATCCTTCACAGGTACTAATCGACGAACAACAAAATTCATGGGAGTATAAACCCTAAACCGCG